AGACAACGCGTTTCCGAGGGTCTTGCGAGAAAGCCCGATCCATTGCGAGACCCGAGGATCGTGGCGCCTTCGTTAGCCGCTGATCCCCTTGATGTTAGGCGGGTAGTGGGTTGGATTTTTCCATGAGTTTTCATCACCACACTACCGACGGCCCGTGATCATCATGATCTGCCCAAAGCAGACCACATTGTGGGGGGCTAGGCTTCCGAAGGCGCCACAGCGCGTTGTTTTGTGAATTTTCTTTTATTTTAAGTCCATCCAAGTTAACAGAAGTAAATATGTCCAATCCTATTCAAGCTCCCCGCGAATCGATCGTTGCTCCTGCCTACCCTGATGGGTTCTTCGGGTTAGTCCCGGGTTTTGAGACCCTGGACGACTGGAAGGCCCACGTCAAGAAACGGTGGGGGCTCAACGAGGTCCTCGAGAAAATCATCAAGAGGAAGGAAGGCATATCCGTGGCGCCGTCCGTGTTGATGAAGCCCGCTGTACAAGCGGGCCTTGTCTTCAATGAAGGGTTCGAGAAGAGGTTGTTGGCCCTAACCAGGAACAATGATCTCACCTTTCGGATCCGGACTCGGGCGGCGACTGATCTTAAGAACGCGTTGGTCGACTGTTGTGACGATACTGATCTGTACTACAGTCTCAATGCGGACGGTGAGGTCGTCCAGTCGACAAACAGGCTGGCGTCGAAGGCGGAGGTTATTCACCGCACGACGACGTACTTCATGGTTGCTGGTGGGACTCAGTGGTGCATGGGCAGGCTTGCAAAGGCCTTGCCTGAGCCCACTGTTGGTCTCTCTCCGGTGACGGCCGCTGAAGCGGATGCCGCGTACGAGAGCTGTGGTTTTTACCATGGCTCAAAGACGTGGACCGCGATGCGGACGAATCCCTTTGACATGGATGGATACTCCGAATTATGGCCGCTTGTGAAGGCGGGCCAGGGCCACGCGGTCGAGATCAACATGAACGCGGACCTTGGCCACCCCTACTATGAGAAGGCTGAAGACCCGGACGCGCTGGCTCGTTGTCTCCAGATGACGCAGTGGATGCAGACCACGTTCCGCGGAAACGCTGGGACGATGTACCGGGATTGCCTGGTTTCGAAGCCAAGCGCAGTGTTGTTCGTCGGTAAGACCAAGACGGACATCTACTCTCGTGAGAAGATTCTCGCGCAGGAGCTTCGGTTCTATGTGGTGACGCCTGGTCATCTGAAGTTCTACCTGGGGCAGGCCACGCAGCCATTTGGCGGCGCGAAGACGAGCTTGATGGACATTTATCATCAGTTCAAGGACGATGTGAGTCCCTTGCTCGAGTACGCCACACTGAGCTCGGACCTGGCGGTTCGGGACAGGTTTTGGCGCACGGGCAGGTTCCTGGAGTACTCGAAGCAGCTTCGGTCTGCGCAAAAGATGGGCCTCACGGGGATCTGCCCGGAGGTAATCATCTACGCGCTGGACAACCAGCTGCGGGAGTACGGCTGGGGGTACCTTCATTGTGGCGACGACTCGTTCGCTGTCATCATGACGTCCTTTTTGGACGGGGACACCTGGCGCCCTCGGTTGGTTATCTTCAAGTTGGACATGTCGAATTTTGACTTGACTCAGAGGACTCCCATCATGGAGAGGATCCACCTCCGCCTCTACGAGGGGTTGAGGATGATTGATCAGGACCGGGCCGAGGTCATGGCAGAGGTTTGGCGGAAGAAGCTGGTCAATTTTCACAGCACGGCCTGCGCCTACTTCACGAGCCTCAATGCCTCAGGGATCCCCCTGCAGTCCGAGGTCAATGACATGGTCATGGACGTGTTCATGCAGCGTTTGGTGAAACGTGTCCAGGTGCGGCATCCCATGCGGATTGTCGCCGGTCGGATCACCTACCCCCTGCTCGCCAAGGCCAGCCTCGTGGATCACATCCGGGAGGCCGCGCATGGACTGGGCCTGGTGGCCAAGCTTGAGGACTACCAACAGATCTCCTACTCTTATTGCGTTGGAAACGTGGCGGACTTCGATGAGCTGGTTGGCGACTCCGCGGAGCTGTACCATTTTCCTCTGATGAATTGTTTCACCGAGGGGGGTCTTCGGTTCAGCTTCCTCGGCTACACGTTCATTGGAAACTCCGCGCGTGGCGTCACCATGGGCCTGGCTCCAGGCCAACCCACTCCCACATTCGTGACGACCTACGGGCCGGAGCGCGATGATAGGGTCAGTGTTGTGGCCGACCTCCCCCGGTTCTGCACGAATGTGCTCTACGGGAGCACGCCTTGGATCAAGGATCGTGATGCCTTCGAGTGTTACGACATGCAGAGGCTGGTGGGGTCGCTGATCAACATCGGCAGCTGGTCCGCTCTCCAGGAGAACGGCGTGAACATGTCCTATTTTGGAAACATGATCATCACGTACCGGCAGCGGGAGGTGGCAGCATACGCCCGGGCTCGGGCTCGCAATCCTGAGTTCAAGAACACTGGCCACGTGGTAAGACTTGTGGTCGGCCCAGAGGTCGAGAGCGAGGACATCGGCGCGTTGAACGACATCCAGATTCAGTCGACGGAGCAGTTGACGCTCGCGGCCAACGCCCTCCGGGTGCGGGCTGCCGCCAACCGGACGGTGCACATCATGCAGCGGATCTGGGACCAAGCCAGCGTCCCGCTTCCCCGAACCTACGCCGGCGTGGCGGAGGCGGGAGTTGCTGGTCGGGAGGACCCGGAGGAGCTGTTTGCTCCTTCAGTCCCCGACACGGTCGCGCAGGTGGTCAGAGGCATGAACGCGGCCGAGGGCTCCTTGGAGCGCACAGTTGCAACTCAGATCCTCGAGGGATCATTCGGACAGGCACTATACGAAGCGCCTGACGCACTGGATTGGGCGGAAGAGTCGGGGCAGACGTCCCTTCTCGAGGGCATGGCGGCTCGGGGGCCGCCAACAGTGCCCGCTCGCCTGCGCGCTCCCACGCAGGCGAATTTTGGGAGGCCCCCTCCGAGCGTCGGAATTACAAACCCGATGAGCGCGACGGGGCTTCCGGGAGGCGTCCCCGGATCGGGCGGGGGCGGGGGCGGAGGTTCCTCCGCCACCCGGCGGAAGAAGGCCCAGAAGAAACGGGCCAAGGCGCGCCGGAATGCCGCGGACGCGGACGCGGAGGCGACTGCTGAGCATTTTGCTCAGCAGCGCCTCGAGGAACAGGCTGAGCTCGATCAGGAGGCTCACGACCGGTTCCTCGACCGCGTCCAGGAAATGCGCGACCGCGGCGCACGGGGTGGGCAGTGATGCCCACCCCATGGCAAGGCGTACACGAATGACGGAGTCTCTCGGCGAGGGGGGCTCTTGACGTGATCGCTGCAGATGCAACTTGCCAAGTGTTTGGCCGTTCACTCAAAACGGCCTGGTACTTTTACATTGAAAACCATCACGATCCAATGACAGCTAATAAGACTAATAATAATAATAATAAGAAGAAGCCGCAACAGCAACAACAACCCAAGAAGAAGAAGGGCGGCAAGAAGAAGGGAGGCGGCGGAGGGCCACGTACCGGCGGGTCCGTCGGCGCGGCAATGGCGACCGGGGGGAGTCAACGACTCACCAAGATCACCCTTGACCGCTCCGAGCGGATCGCCACCATCACCAGCTCTGCCACTGGCACGGGCCTGTGTTTGACGCAATATGTCAACGCGGGTAACCTGTCCGCCACCACCAACAGCTTCCTTAGCCGGCAGGCGCAGTTGTTCGACAAGTATCAGTTCTCGAAGTTTGAAGTCGAGTACGTACCCTTGGTGAGCACTGCTACCTCTGGAAACGTCATCATTGGCATGGACCTGGCTCCCAATGACGCAGCCCCCACCGATGCGGTTGGCATGACCAACCTGTCGCTGGGGTACGCCGAGGGGAATGCGTGGAGAGGTTTTAAATACAGTCCGTACATTTTTGCCTGCTATGCAGGTGGCCCAAAGTACGTCCGATCTGGCACCAGCCAGTTGGGCGATTCTGCGAGCCTGTACGACACTGCCTCTCTCTTCGTGTTCACGGAGGGCGCGCCGGTCAGCACGACTCTGGGGTATCTCGACATTCGGTACCGGGTGGACCTCATTGGGGTCAACCGGAATTCCACGGAGTCGGGGGTTCCTCAGAATCTGCGGCCGGCTGCGACGGCTGTGGTTGCCTTCACAGGCTCCACGATCACGCCAGGCGGGACTTTTGCCGCCACCACCGTATCATCGTTCCAAGGATTTTCCCCTTCTGCCTCAGGCTACACAGCCGT